GTCAGTATCTACACCACCTGCGCTTTGAGGAGGTGCTGCAAGGGTCGTTAAGGAGGTCGGTAGTTCGTCATCAGGTGTCGAGTTTGAGTTCCGAGGCTCGGCTTGAGTGTTAGAAGCAATTGGAGTTTATCGTGCGAGAGAAAACGGGCTAGGCTAACTCTCACACTAGCCGTAAAGTTCCTTTAGAGTGGAGCTTAAAATGACTCAACGTTACATTCGCAGGCAACTGTTATCGACTTTGGAGTCGCCCCATTGTAACTTAAATAGACCGGTGCTGAAACAATCTAGAAGATGGTCTCTAGAAAATTGCTTCGGCGCCCTTCCGATGTTTCGCACACAGGCTTGGGTCAACTTTCTTACATAAGAGAATGTTTCGGGGTCGTGGAGAGCCAGTTCTCGAATGGCAGTCTCAACGTTTTCAATCGTAGATGCTTCTACGTCTTCCGTTCCACGCACCCAGTTACACATCTCTAACACTACACTTAGCTCAAGAGGAGCAACATACCTTTGAAGTCTTTCTTCATAGCGAAAAGAACGCTTAAGATATTTGATGTCCTTAATGGACACATACTTCTTCAGGTTGCCAGTCTTCTCTGCATCAGTGTAGGTCAAGCCTAGTTTAGCCAAACCACGTTGCATGTTGAAGGAGTCAAAATCGGTTCCGGGTTTAACATTCACATTAACGTCATCACCATAGCACACCATGGAACAGTAATCCTCAAAAACATGAGGAGAAAGTCCTGTTTCCATGACAAATGCGTACCTCACTGCTAACTTAACTGCCAAGCAATTAATGATAGTAGTGGCGGGATTACCAGAAGGTTGCGAGTGCGTCCACATGTAAAGAATGTTGTGCAACAGATGTACTGAGAACACAATATCCAGCCACAGAACGAATCTCACTAGTTCATAGTTCTCTTCACCATGCACCAGATACCACTCATTGATCACATCATAAACTGCCCACAAAAGATCGGCAGACAAACTACCATCAAAGTTGCTAAAGTCACCACTTGTCAAGTTGGGACCATATTTTATCAACTTCGTATAGGTCTTTTGCCAGTCAAACGAATACGGGTCAGTTCCGACACTGATTTCATTGTTGATGCGGTTGTCCATTGCATTGGCAAAGAAACTCAGGAAATGACGTCTAAATAGAATGTTATAATCAATCGGGCCACAGGCAAAAGATCGTGTATTACCTGCTTCCACTTTTGCAATTGGTCGTCTTTCGTCTTTAAGCGTATCAACCCAAATGGTCGTCAATCTCTCTCCACGCAAAGCTGCCGCTTCTCTTTCCTCAATGGCTTCGCGCAGGTCAGGAGCTATAAACTTCTCCTCACCCTTGCCTAGCCATTGCTGCTTACCAGGCAATTTGGTAGCTAACACCCAAGGATACCCAGCAGACGATTGTCTGTCTAAGCACCTTACGCGCTCACTACCATCTATACCTAATGCCGCTTCTTCTATGGAGTAAATCAATGGTCCATCTAAGGATTGGGTAACTGTTGGTATTACCGCTTGTACGCATTCTTTAAGAACCTTCTTATCAATAGGCACATCTCTCCCCGCATTCTTTGAAAGAGCCATTAACATCGGATCTTTCACCACTCCATCAACAGTGAACGGCTTCAGTGCTGAAGGGAGAGTCGTAATGGGAGTTATTGCTTCATGAATAGAAGACTCTACAAGTTTTGTCTTATTCGGTGATCCTATCGGTGTTGTTGTCGACAGGGGCAAGAATGACCCCTGTATGGGTAGTTCTACTTCCTCTTCGATGTGTACTTTCCACTCCACTTGGGCTGTCTTGGGCACTCTCTCGAAAGCTGCTTGTAACAACTCAAACGTCACACTCGTGGCGTAGGCTGTTCCGGGACGCGTAGCGCCAGCAACGTGTAATCCAACAATTTTCCCGGTCAAGTTGGTCGAGTGCGCCACTAATGGCGCACCGCAATCACCCGGCTTCGTTTCCGCAGTATATTCGTAATAATCACGAACCATTATGTGCTCCGTCTTATGGGAATACTTAAGTGTATCCATATGATGATGGGGCACTGCAGCGGATTGAATCCGAGTAATCACACCAGCTCTATGGGTTACCGCTGAGACGCTCGCTTTCTCGAACTTGTTCAAGTCGTCTGCCTTAATGAAGTGGTTCTGTATTGCAGCCATAGTTGGGAAATTCTTGGGCATTACCAACAAAAGCACGTCCTTGTTTTCGCCATTAGACGTCTTAACCTCATATTCTTCTAGTTCTCCCTTCGTAAAAGTATACTTCAACGAAGATTTCAAACTAGTCAATGTGATCACGTCGCCCATGGACAAATAAACATGCTTACAAGTTAGCATTGTCCTGCCTTTAACGAATATGCCTATTCCGGAGACTTCGACAACTTCGTTAACTCTGTTCACCACTGAGGTCATAACAAACATGTTAGACGTCAGCTTCCCACTTATGACTTGATCGGCGTTCACATCCGTCAACGCCTCTGCACACACCTCTGAGTCATCTTCAGCCCTAGGTCGTCGTTGGGCTCGTCGTGTTCGTACTTCCTCACTCTCACTGCTTGCTTGCATGCTTTCATGAACCACGGTCCGAATATGTTCAAGATCGTAGTCTGACTTCCCTCGGATGAGAGCAGTGCAGTGTTTGCAATTAGGCTTGCAGCACTTACGACGCTTAATAGCAGCACACGTGGCACACCCACCTCCACAGAGCGTTATCGAGAGAGTACACTGAGCATCTAAAAGCTGTTCCATTTGACACTCTTTTGTCTTCGTCAACCAGTTGTAAAACCAACGCGTCGCAAACAATATCACTGTGGTGGCCACAAAGGTGGCAAACAAAATCCACAGAGCATTGCCGCGTTGCGTCGAGACAACATTGTACGCTCTAGAAAACTGGTAAACCGCATGGTTATGCAAGGCTGCTGGTGTTGTAAACATTCGCGAAGAAGCAAGCCAACTAGCGCCACGTCTAGCATTACGCCAGACTGCATATGGCACCAAATACCGTATCGTGACGTCTCTAACACGAGCCCATATGCGAGCATACCATGTCGCAGGCTGATTTTCCAAGATGGTCTCCCACTGTTGCGTAACAGTCGTTCCTTCATCAGCATCTTGAGCACGCAACCATATAGGTGGTCCCATAGCTTCGCGATCTTGACGCCGCAGTCCTACGGCTAAACCGTAGCAAGTGTCCAAGTAAGCCAACGCTCCTAGCATGTCATTAATATGTGCAGTGTCCAGCGCAAACTGAACTGCCACACTCCTCAACGACGAACCAGGATAGGTCGTCCTCCATGAACCCCAGCGAACTGCATCTTGTATGATGGCAGGAGGCACTCGAGGTGGAAATGAAACTGCGCCAGCTATACTGTGAGGCAAAACAGTCGACAGATGAAATATTCTAGCGAATGCTTCCACCTCCCCTTCAACTAACGTCTGTCCAGTGGAAACTGCATGAATGATACAATCTTGCAGCTCGTTAGGCGCTTGCAACATTATGGGCAACAACCGCAAGACTGCAGCTGCAACCGTAAGGTCGTCATGTCGAACGTCTTGGGAACGGTAGGACAAGCTGGAAGCAGCTTCAGGATGTGATGTGACAAATTCTATCCATCTATCCATTGTGATCCTTCCAGGATTACTCTGGTAGCGACCTCTAGCTCGATGCACACCTCTGCGCGCCTCCGCTTCGAACATGGTGTCCTCGGCTCTTTCCATCAACACGACAAGACCGGGTGGTAGTGCCGCGTCGTCTTCGACATAATCGGACTCGGACGGAATGTAAGTGTCCGTATCAGATGCCGTGTCAGAAAACACATCATCTGGTTCTTGGCCAGACTCCGAATCTGTCGCTGGTTCAACGTCCACTTCTGCCCTATTCATTATCCACCTTCGCAGATTATTACTATGCTCCATCTTGGCATCCAATGCCTTTTTCGCGTGATCTAAAAATTGATCATACGTCAAGCCATTAGACCCATCTTCCACGTCGAAGCAATAGGGTGCAGTGGAGATTCTCTGACCAGTAAGGTTAAACACCTTGTCTCTGTCCAATATCGTGGTATTGTTGTGACCGGCCAGTGGTATCGTCTTGGCAAATTGTGTTTCAATGGTCACTTTCGTCTTGATGTCCAACCGTCGCTCAAACGCTTGTGGGTTTGTCATCGATGGCATTGCGTAGTGAGGCATATTAGCAGTGCAAATGACAACCGGACTCGTAAAAGCCGTAGCTGCCTTACGCGACAACTCTGCCATATGCAATGGATACGCTGCTATGTTGGCCGTCTTGAGTATTTCTACAAATTCCAAATTGGGATTTGAAGTGGTATCCCGAAGAGTACCAATGTCATCATACACGACGACCAACTGGTGATTGTATCCATCCCAAAAGTCCTGCCAAATACTACGCATATAGATGTTATCCACTATATGATCTCCTATGTCTGGTTGCAAATGCATGATTAGGTCTCGCGCAAGCCTCAAGGCAAGCACTGATTTCCCAATCCCGGTGCCACCATGCAGGTAAAGCACCAATGGTTCTGGCCTAACAGTCATACTATACCGAGAACCCAGCAAACGAGTGTATAAACGCTCAATTTGCTGAAAATGCAGCCGAAACGCAGAGATAGTTTGGGCGGGGGCTTCGGCGTCAGCCAAAGCTGAAGAGTGACCAAGACCCTCAGTCATGAGAGTCATCACCCTTACTCGATTATGGACATGTTCGAAGAAGTCATGATCCTGCGCCAGTCGTAAGGTCGTGGCTACTCGCAAGTAGTAATCCTCGATTCCCTCGACGATGTTATTGGCGGTTGCTATATCGACGGGAACTCCATACATCTTGTAATATACCCAATGATATGCTTTTTCTATTAGGGCTCCCAATAGTGGCACTCCGATGGCAACAGATTTTAACGCCATGCCAGTAATACTCACTGCCTTTAGAGCAGTATATATACTGGGCATTGAAGTCTTGTATCCCACTATCGCTGCCATACAGGCAAAAACGAGAGCTCCGATAGATAGGGGTACTGAAGGATCTGGAGGAGCATCGGACTGGGCAGCTGGAGTTCCGATTTGGGACATAAAAGAGCCAAACTTGACACCCAATGCCTTGAAAACATCAAACACACCTTTTGTCTTATCCGCAAAATATTCAGACAAAAAGTCTGCTATAAGCAAACCACACGTGGGTAGGTCCCACGCAGATCGCCAAGCAGTAAATAATTTCAAGACAAGAGATGTCAAGCGTCGCTGAATGTTCAATCCCTCTGCAGAATCCGAAGCCAGTGCTGTCAATTGGCCAGACAGAGTTTGCACCGTCGCCACTACCTCTGGAGAAACGTCAGGTGATAATTTGAAGTCCAATAGCTGAGCCTGTGGTAGCTCCGCATTTTGGGCTCTAGGCAGGTCTTCAACCCACTTATACTTCCCATTACGGATTTCCTCTAAGGACAACCTCTCTTCATCACCCTTCACCTGCTTATCCCTTGCCAGAAGTTGAATGACAAACTCCATTCTATCGTAGAGATATCCACGCACCGATTTCTTAACAGCAGCTCCGCACGAACAACGTCGCGTAGTAGTAGCCAGTCTCGCATGGTCGTGTAAGTCGTAAAACCACAAAGGGTAAGATCGACCCACCCGAGCCATGAAGAGAGCGGTGCTACGCAATGAGTCCGCTGAAACGCCATAAGTATGGTTACTACAGACAGTCCACTTAGAATAGCCATGTTCCGAAGTGAAAAGATACACATCTGCATCTCCAGTGAAAGACTCCTTATACCCGTAATAAAATTGCATCAAATTCTCGACCAATTCATGTACAGGTAAAACGGCAGTCTTCCCCTCCCATTCGGGCAATACAACACTTGGTCCAACAACGTCAAACGAGTTGGGTTCCAAGTGGTAATGCCCAGTATACGCAACCGTATCCCAGTTCACTTCATTGAGCCAGCCATAATTAGAATGGAGTCCCGTTATGCAATAGTTCTTTCCCATCCTCACATTGTGAATATGGGTCAAACGAGAATGCCCCACTTCCTTCCGTTCGATCTTCTTACAGAAGGCAGTGTAGTCAGCCTTAAGGGCCCTACCAAAAAGTGTGGACATAGACATAGCTTAGGTCTTACTGCGCTAGGAACACCACACAAAGAAACAACTTAGGAGTAAAGGACAAATAACAAAATATATCACACAATAGTATATATAACTTAACTTATCACACTCTTAAATCTACTTAATTCTAAAATTGGATTATAGGACTATAAAAGCTGTGCGCGAAGCAGCACGGGATTCAACGGATAACTCAACGTTGAAAACAACGAGAAAATTCTCAACCAACGATTGACTGTGTAGTATTCAATATGAAAATGCTATGAGAGCAGTGTTATTTGAATAGTACAAGTACAATAAATTGCCGTATCAAAAACTTGGGTTTGCG